AAGACATTTCTGCAGACGTACCTACAATTGGCACTCAAATAAATTTGACAACAGGAAATGCTGTAGCATCTATACCAGAAACAGTTAGCATAACTGGTTTACAAATTAATTTAGATGAGGGTTCTGTTACAACTGAATTTCAACCCGATGCTGGTTGGGGTGTTTCTGGTTGGGGTGTTGTTCCTTGGGGTCAAGAAAATGATATTGTTGTAATTATAACTGAGCCTCCTTTAGCTATAGTTGAAAGTCCAACTTTTGCTATTCAAATTGATGGTAATATTTCAGTTAATGCTGATGAAGATCATAATTTATTAATATTTGCACCAAATGGCACAACGGTAGCTGCTAATGCAAATGTAAACGTTACAGGAACTCAAATAAATATAACAGAGGGGTTAGCTGGAGCTGTAATAACTGCCAATGCAAATGTAAATGTAACTGGGTCTCAGTTAAATTTTGTAGCTGGTTCTGTTACCGCTGGCTTGTTAATAGAAGTACCAGTTACAGGTTCACAGGTAAACTTTACTATTGGCAACGAAATACCAACTGGAGATGCTAATGTTTCAGTTACTGGATCACAAATTAATTTATCACCTGGTCAAGTAGATATAGCTTTTGGTTATAATGTAACAGGATCTCAAGTAAATTTTAACACAGGTCAAGTAACTATTACAGGAAGTGCAGTTGTAAACGTTACTGGAATTAGGTTGAATTTGACAGTAGGATCTGTTAATATTCAAGCTTGGGCAGAAGTACAAACAGGGGCTTCTAATATTTGGACTCCAGTTGACTTAGCTGCTTAAATGTATTATTTAAACAAAATATAGGAGCATAAATGGCATCAAGTTATTCTACAGACCTCAAAATTGAATTAATGGTCACTGGCGAAAATGCTGGTACCTGGGGTGATAAAACAAACGATAATTTAGACGTAATTGAACAAGCAATCGCTGGTTTTAAACAAGTAAGTATTGCAGGTGGAGCTCAAACAACAAATTTATTAATTAATAACTCACCAGATATTGCAACTTCGGATGCAAGAAATGCAGTTATAAAATTATCTGGAACAATAACAGGAAATCAAATCGTTACAGTTCCAACAGGAATTACAAAAACATATATAGTACAAAACGGCACAACAGGTGCTTTCACAGTACAATTTATTCAAGCAGGCGGAACAGGAACAACTTTTTCCACAACTGATAAAGGTATTAAAATTTTATTCGCAGATGGTACAAATATCAACGCAGTTGATTTAAGTACATTATCTGGAACAATTGCGACAGCTCAGATCGCAGATCTTGCAATTACATCTTCTAAACTTGCATCATTTGCAGTGACTGCAGCTAGACTTGCATCATTTGCAGTTACAACTTCAAGACTAGCAACTAATGCTGTTACAGCTATTAAAATTACACAATCAACAATTACACAATCTAAACTTGCAGCTAACTCTGTTGGAGCAAGTCAATTAATCGCAACTGCAGTTACTCCTGCAACTTACACAGCAGCAACAATAACAGTTGATGCTGGTGGTCGTATTACTGCTGCATCTTCTGGATCAGCTGGTGCAGGAATGGGGATACCTGTATTAGTTAATACTGGACCAGCTTCTGGAACTTATACAGCATCACCTGGAGCTAATAGAATAGCAGTCTACATGTATGCTGGTGGAGGAGCGTCTGGAAATTCAGTGGATGGTCGAAATTCAGGTCCTGGAGGTAATGGTGGATTTGGATTTTATAATAAACCAATAACACAACCTTTTGCACAACCTTTTGCTATAGGAGGAGGTGGTAGGGGAGGTAGTGGAGCTGGAGGTGCTACAACAATTGCAAATGTAGGAACTGTTAATGGTGGTAACGGTTCTGCAAACGAAAACAACACGCCAGGAAATCCTGGAAGTCAACCTGGGGCAAGTCTTGCTTATCCTTTTAGAACATTTATAGCGGGTACAAATTTTGGTGCTGGGGCTGCCGGAGCATCCAGTACTATGGAGTCTAACGCAGGTCCTAATGCAGGCACAGCTGGAGCGTTAATTATATTTGAAAACACGGGTACTTAATCATGGCTTTTTTTATTTTTCAAAATAATTTAGATAATGTTGAAAATACATTATACAGAATTGCAGAAAATGAAAATGATTTAGATAATTTAAATATTATAAAAAGTGTTTATAAAATCATTGAAGATTCTGAAAATAATTTTAATGCAGTAAAATTTGGTATAAAGTATGTATCAAAATATAATAATAATAGTATTACTTTTATTGATAATCAAAGCATTAATTTTAAATCAAAAGATGGAGTGAGAACTTACATTGACTGTTTAAAATTACCGATACAACAATTTTTGGATAATAATTTAAATCATCCATTATTTAATCGTTGGAAGGATTATTATAATCAATTGAATAATTTAAATCTAGATAGTATTACTTATCCGATGAATAAATCAATAGAGCAATATTTTAACGATTTAGGGCAACCTTCATATAATATTTTACAAATACCATAAAAAGTGCTACTAGTTTAGCATGTTTGATAAAGAAATAGAATTTAGTGCTCACGAAGATTATTTTGCAATAAAAGAAGATTATCCAACTCCTATAAAATTAAATATACCAGAATGGTATAAAAAATTAGAACATACGCTTTTAAATAAAACTGTGAAAGGGTGTATGCCTTTTTTAGACACTTTAACTTCTGGGTATTTATTAAAGATGCCTCAAGATTTTTATGTTCGTCACAATGTAAATAACAAAAATGAAAAAGGAGAACAATTTAAAGATTCTTTTCAAACTTTTGGATTACACGACCAATCACATATATTAAATGCTAAAGCTATAAGTTTAAACTCAGGGATTGATATGCATCCTATTAAACAAGTAGAGGGGTCTCCATTCATTGAGAAAAATAAAAATCTACCTTTTTATAAAATTTTAAATCCTTGGAAAATTAAAACACCAAAGGGGTACTCTTGTTTATTTGTACCACCTTTAAATAATTCAGACGATAGATTTTCTATAATTCCTGGAATTGTAGATACAGATACTTTTATAAATGAAATAAATTTTCCAATTATAATTAATGGTGATAAATATCCTGTTTTAGAAACGACTTTAAAAAAAGGAACCCCTTATGTACAAGTAATACCTTTTAAAAGAGACACTTGGAAAATGATATTAAAACCAAAGTCTCAAAAAGAAATTCAAAATTTAAGAATTTTTTATGGGCTTAAATTAATAAATATTTATAAAGATAAATATTGGAGTAAAAAATCATGGAAATAAAAAATTTTATTAAAATTTATGATGAAGTGTTACCTTGGAAGGTTTTATCAAACTTAATTCGTTTTGTTAATATTTCTGATTTTAAAGAAGCTGAAATAGGTGGGGGAGGTAAAAATAAAACAGATTTTAACGTTAGAAGAACACATACATTAGCTTTATCTAATTTAAATACATCCATCTCTATAGCCCATTGGTGTAATTTACTAAATTTTTATTTTAATAAAAATTTAACACAATATAAGTTTGATGCAAATATTTTAGATTATAATTATAAAAATATATCTGATATAGAAGTTTTGAAATATGAAAACAGTGGTTTTTACACATGGCATACAGATCATTTTGCAGAAATACCTAGAACAATGAGTTGTATATTATTACTTAATAATGATTATGAAGGTGGAAATCTTTGTTTTAGGAATCCAGACGGATCTGGAGAATGGGAAGTGGAAGTTAAACCAAATAGGATGATAATTTGGCCAAGTAATTTTTTATACCCACATACAGTTAAACCAGTGACTAAAGGAAAAAGGTATTCAGTAGTAGCATGGGCACTATAAAAGATTTTAAATATAAATTAATAAAAAATTTCTTAACTAAAGAAGAAATTAAATTATTAACAGATTATTGTAGGATAAAACATAGATTAAATTTTGATTCGTTTGATTTTCAACAAAATGACAATGGAGATACTTTTTTTTATGGAGACCCATTAATGGAATCATTAATGGTTAATAAATTAGATATAATGCAAAAAGAAACAGGACTAGAACTACTTCCTACTTATGCATTTTGGAGAATGTATACTATGAACGCAGATTTAAAAAAACATACAGATAGGCCCGCTTGTGAAGTAAGTGTTACTGTTATGATCGGATCTGATGAAACTCCCTGGCCAATTTATATGAATGGCACAGAAATAAATATGGAGCCAGGAGATGCTGCAGTGTATTTAGGTTGCGAAATAGAACATTGGAGAAATGAATTTAAAGGAGATTGGCATGCACAAACATTTTTACATTATGTAGATAAAAAAGGTGTCAATAAGGAATGGTTTAAAGATAAAAGACTTTTATACGGACAGCAAAAATGAATTTTCTTGGTATAAGTTTTAGAAATCATGATGCTAATATATCTTATAGTTCTGAAAATAAAGTAAAATATATAAAATTTGAAAGAGAATTTAATCAAAAACATTTGGGTTGCACTAATTATTTTTTTATTCAACATGTATTAGATAAATGGAAAATTGATATTTCAAAAATTGATGCTGTTGCATATGTGACTGATATGTCATTTTTTAAACTTCCTTATTTTAGTGACAATTTAGTAGAAGAATTAAAACCTAATGATTGGTTTTTTAATAAATTTAAATGTCCTTTTTTTAAAATAGATCATCATTATGCCCATGTATTAAGTTTATGGCCAATAATAAATAAATCCGATGTTGATTTTGTAATAGATGGTGTGGGTGATTTTGAAAAAACATATTCAATTTTTAAAAATAATACACTTATAAAATCTTGGGATATAGATGAAGCAGAATCAATTGGTAGAATATTACCTCAACTGGCGGAAAGTAATAATATACAAGGTCATTCACAAGATCTAGCTGGTAAATTAATGGGATTAAAATCTTATGGTAATATTAATTTTAATTTTTGCAATTTATTTAAAGACGAAATAACTGAAATAAAAAAACTATTTTCTGAAAGAAAATATTATACTTTAAATACCAAAGAGGAGAAAAATCCTCTTAACAGATTAGCTTCTATTCATTATAAGTGTGAAAATATAATATTAAATCACTTTAATAATTACGCTAATGAAAAAGATATAATAACATATTCTGGTGGAGTAGCTCAAAACTCAGTAATTAATGGTTTACTAAAAAAAAAATTTAAAAATTTACATATACCTCCACATTGTCCTGACGAAGGTTTATCTTTAGGGTTAATAGAATTTTTGAGGGAACACTTTAAACAAGAACATTTTGAAAATAAAAATTTTCCTTACTGGCAAGATGATATAGCTCCAAATTCTCTACCTACATTAGAAACAATTAATAAAATAACGGAAGCCATTGCTCAAGGAAAAATAGTTGGTTGGTATCAAGGTCATGGCGAATTAGGTCCAAGGGCTTTAGGTAATAGATCTATATTAATGAATCCTTCGATTAAAAATGGAAAAAATATCTTAAATGAAAGAGTTAAAAAAAGAGAATGGTTTAGACCTTTTGGTGTAACTGTTTTGGAAAACCATGTTAAAAAATATTTTAATTTTGAAGGCACTAGTGAATATATGCTATATGTCACAGACATAAAAGATAAAGAAAATTTTTCTTCTATTACACATGTAGATGGAACATGTAGAATACAGACTGTTAGTTATGAAAATAATAACTTGTATTATTTATTGTTAAATAAGTTTTATGAGTTAACAGGTATTCCAATGTTATTAAATACCTCTTTAAATGTTAATGGATTTCCTATATGTTCAAAACCAGTATACGCACTGCAAATTTTTAATAATTCTGAAATTGATATACTTGTTATCGGTAATGAGATATATACTAAATAATGCAATTACTTAATAAAGAAATAAAATTAGATACTTTTATTTTAATCGACGAGATAAATAACAATGATTTAATAGATAAATTATTAGAGATCATTTATAAAAATAATGAATATCATCACACTTACACAAATGTAATTGGTAAACATACAAAATTTGATTTTTTAAATAATAATAATTTTTTTCACCTTTTTTTAAAAGAAATAAAAAAACAAATTAATTTAGTATGTAAAGAAAATTTTATAGTGGAATCAAGCTGGGCAAATATTTATAACAAAGAGGATCATGCATTAACACATAATCATCCAGGAAGCACTGCTTTTTCTGGTATTATTTATCTTACGGATGGTCCAGGACCAGGTACCTATTTTCCTGAATATGATTTAATTGTTGAAGAAAAAAAAGGTAGATTTGTTCTTTTTCATGGTAATTTATTACACGAAGTAAAAAAATTTAAATATAATAAAGATAGGGTTACTATTGCTTTTAATTTTACTAAAGTGGGTTTTTTGGATAAAGGCACAAAAATTAAATATATAAAATAATGATTAAAATAATAGATAATTTTTTAGAACAGGATTTATCAAAATATTTAGAAAAATATTTTTTAGAAATACCACATAATTTTGGACATTCATCTTTAGGTTTGGATAAAGGTTCTCCTTTTTATCAAGCGAATTTAAATCCTTATGATCCTTTAATAAAATTTTTATGTTTAAAAGTACAGAAACAATTAAATTATAATTTAGGTTTTTTAAGAGTTTATATAAATATTCATTATTCAAATATGCCAGGTGGCTTTCATCAGGACGATGGTGATACAACTTTTGTATTAATGACCTCTAAAACATTACAAAAAGGATCTGGACAATTTCAAATTCAAATTAATAATGATGAAAATAAATTAGAATCTTTTGATTTTATACAAAATAGATTAATAATATTCCCTGCTCAGTGGAAACATAGGGGATTAGATCCAACCGAGCACGGAACTCCAAGAGTAACACTTGCTTTTAAAACGCAAAAAGTTTAATATATTTTATGAAATTTAAACAATACGACAACGGTTCTTGTGATATAGAATTTTCTTGGAAAGAAAGATTAACTCTTTTTAGAAAAGGAAAATTACATTTATCTGATAAAAATTTAAAACATTTTGGAAATAACCTTATTAAAATGGTTATGGACTGGCAATTAAAATTTAAAGAAGACGTTGTTAATAAAACAACTTTTACAGATACTAAAATAGAAGGAAAATGATAGAACAAATAAAAAATATTTTACCAAATGAAATTAATAACAAGATAATTTTATTATTAATTAAGTCACCAAATTGGAGAATAGCTAAGGATCATGATAGTGATTTAAAATTATTAAATGATTTATTAGATGTTTCAGGAAGTACTTACGGAAATTCTTTAGTTACTTACAATGGATTAAGTAATTTTTATTTGGATAGTCCACTTAATTATTACGCTGAAATAATTTATGAAATAGTAAAAAAACACACAAAACATAAATTTTTAAAACCAGTTCGATTTTATTGGAATTATTATAATATGTCAGCTTCAGCTGCTCCTCATACTGATATGGATGAAAACTATTATGTGAGTTTTGTTTATAATTTAAATGATAATAATGGAGGCACTTTAATTAATAATGAATTTTATAAATCAAACGCTGGAGAAGCAATTATTTTTAATAGTAATATTGAACACAGTTCTGTTCAACATACCGATGTAAAAAGTAGATTCAATTTAAATTGTGTTGTAGAATTACAGAGAAATATTTAAAATAACTCTTTATTGTAGAATACATAGATATAGGGTATAATGATCTATGCCTTTAAAAAAAATACCCGTAGCTCCAGGATTTGATAAACAAGATACTGCATCTCAAGCGGAAGGTCGTTGGATAGATGGAGATAACGTGCGTTTTCGTTATGGAAACCCTGAAAAAATAGGGGGTTGGTCAGAAATATTAGCAGATACATTAGTAGGCGCTGCAAGGAACCAGTGGATATGGGCAGATTTGGACGGCAACAGATATGCTGCAATAGGCACTAATAAAGTATTAGTGATTTATTTTGAAGGTGCGTTTTATGACATCACACCATTAGATACAGCTTTAACTTCTTGCACATTTAATACAACTACAGGATCAGCAACTGTTACAGTTAATAAAGCTGGGCATGGATTATCAGTTGGAAGAATTGTAAGATTTAGTTCAGTTACACCTCCCACAGGTTTTGTATTAGCTAATTTTACAAATGCTTTTGAAGTTCAGACAACTCCAACATCTGGAACATTTACAATAACTATGCCTTTAGTTTCCTCTGGCACTGCATCAGCTTCTGGATCTGCGACTTGTAATCCTTACTTTGATTTTGGTCCATTTGGTCAAACTTATGGATATGGTTATGGCACATTCAACTGG